CGGTTGCAGCTTAACCAGTTAAAGGCTGGAGAGGTCAGGGAGTCCTTGAACGGACGCATGGAGGGTTACTGGAAGCCACGCAAGGTGGTGGTTTCTAGAACTGGGGCATTGACCGTTGGTGGTGAACCATTGCAGTTGCCATTTTACTTGATCGATGTTGCCAAGACTATATCTGGCGTAACCGTACCTAGCACTGGGACTATACGAATCACGGTGTCCAGTCACGGATTTCCCGCTGGATCATCTGGATGGGCTAGAGTCGCGGGATTGGACGCTGCGGTTAATGGGGACTATTTGCTTTCCTATGTAAATGCAAACACATTGGAGTACACCGTGGCTGGAGTCACCTCCGTTGCGGATGTTAATGGCACGCTCTCACAGATGCCGATTAACGATTCGGCTAACGCCAATGTACGAGCCTCCTGCTTGTTCAGCGATCCCAACTCCAACAACAAGGAGTATGTGATTGTAGCGTTGGATACGGTTGCTAAGAAGATTGACTTGGCTGCGGTCGAGGCTAACTCCCTGTATGTTCCAGAGAACATCTCATATCCCTCTGGAACTGCCTTGGGCGAAGACACCGACATTATTCAGGTGTTCGATAAGGTGATGCTATTCCGAGAGGGGAAACAAGCATTGGAGTGGTATCCTAATGGCAGACCTATTCTTTCTGCGTCACAGAGTGGAACCACCGTTACGATGAGCGTTCGTGAACATGGGCTTGCGGCTGGAACATCTGTGGTTGTCGCCGGGCTAACTGGTGGTACTCCAGCCAACGGAACATTTACGGTTCTTTCTGGCGCGGGTCTAACTCAAGACCAGTTCCAATACACCTTTACTACAAGTCAGACCCAGACCTTTGGGGTGACTGCCGCCACCATGACTGACGGGTTTACCTTTTCTCCGGGAGGAGCCTACACCCAACCACAAGTATTTAACTCTAGTGGTAACCAAGTTTCGGTTTCTAATGGAGAGGTTTCCTTAAACCTTGGCATATCCAACAATACCGTATTTACTGGTGATGTCATTAGGGTTTACGAAAGCACGATTCCAGAGTTCTCTGCGATTGTCGGACAAGAATTCCAAGTATCGTCAGCAACGACTGCAAACATCAAATTCTTTGCGCCTGTAGCAAATCTTACGGCAAGTGGTTCTACTGGTCAAATTGAGTTTGGTGGAAGGTTTAGTGAGGGTGGTGGGTTCATGCATCAACCGGGCGCACCTTGGGGTGTTCATTTCCAACGCCGCCTGTGGGTTCCGTACTATTACGACCAGTCTGGGGCTTACAACGCAGTTACCTATACCGACCGCAAGATCACAGACGAGATTGCCGTATCCGACATTCTTGACACCACCACCTTCGACCAGATCGAAAACCAGTTTCGTATTTCTGGTGGTACTGCTGACTATGTGGTTGGCATGCACGGGTTCTATGACGATGCGTTGATTGTCCTCAACAGAAACAGCATCCACCAGATTAAGGGGACGCAGGGGACGCTTCTAGACACTAAGGTTACAGAATTAACCTCCGAGGTTGGCTGCTTAGCTCGCAAGTCCGTGGTGATGAGGGCTAACACCATGATGTTTCTGTCGGACGATGGGGTGTATGGTGTGGAGTTCCTTAACGATTACAACCTTCGCGGGGCCGAGGAACCAATTTCCAAGAATATCCAGCCATACATTGATAGGCTGAACAAGGATTTGTCCAACAAGTCAGTTGGAATCTTGTTTGATAACAGGTACTACCTTGCTGTCCCGTTGGACTCCGCACCGGGCATTAACGATGCTCGCGGGAACAACTCAATTTTGGTGTACAACTTCCTAAATGGAGGCTGGGAGTCGCTAGATACCTTTGGTGATACTAGATTTTTGATCGAAGACCTTATTGTTGGTTCAGCGGGGGTAAGGAACAACCTATATGCTGTGACTGCTAACGGTGGGTTGCACCAATTAGAAGCGTTTGATGACTCTAACGACACTATCAGCGTGTCCAACACTAATAATGTTAAGACATCTGCACCCATTCTGTCTAAACTAATTACCCGTGGGTACGACCTTGAGACATTGGAGCGCAAAAGGTACACCGACTCGCAGATCAATATGCAGGGGTTGCCCAGCCAAAATTCTGAATACCTAATTGAGTTCGCCGCTGAAGACCCAGACAACTCATCGACTATTGGAACTACTACTCAATTCCTTGATGGACAAGTTCTGCAGTCAACCAACCCATCAGAGGCTGAAACAGCAAGCATTAGGTGCAGGCTTGGTGGCATTAGAGGCTATACAGGAACCATGATCTTGACAAGAACACAGGGTTCAGCCAAGATAAACTCAATCAAAGTTGCTGGATCAGTAACAAATAGACAAATAATCTCACAGAAATAAGTTATGGGCGCGGTTAATACAACTTACACTTTTACGGCTACTGACACGATTACTAGCACGAAGATGAATAATATCATCGACGAAACCGTGATGACTGGTGATGCTGTTCTTGGTGGATCTGGTGGAAGCGGTGGACTGGATATTGCGTCTGGCAAGTTGAGCATCTCTGCTAATGCCATCAACTCCAGCCGACTTGCGTCAAGTTCGGTTACAACCAATGCCATTACCAATGGCAATGTTACCCCGGAGAAGTTGTCTACATACGCACCCACATGGTCAAGCGGAACAACCAGCATGCAGCCCGGATTAGAACTCGGCGGCGGCATTACAACTAATCAAAGTTCTTATGTTGACTTTCATGCCGTTCCGGGGACTGATTATGAATCAAGAATAATTCGTGGGGCTGGGGCAAATGGTGATCTTGCAATTGAAAACACAGGAACCGGGCTTGTATCTATTGCTCATTATGGTGCGGGTGCGGTGACGCTTCAAACATCATCCCAAGAACGAATGCGTATCACCGCAAGCGGTAATGTTGGGATTGGGACGGGTAGTCCGGTAGCTCCACTTCATGTAAATGGAGGATTTAAAGTAACAGCAACAGAAAACAATAACTTTTCGGCTACCGTTTCCAATAGTGGAACTACAAACGCTTACGGTCTTATTGTTGAATCAAACAATTCCGCATATGCGTTAGCAGTTAGAGACAAAAGCAATGTTTATCGTTTCCGAGTTGGAGCTGATGGAACAGTTTCAATGGGCGGTGCTGGCAATTCTTTTAACATTAACGCAGGTGGTAATGTTGGAGTGGGAACAACCACGCCCAGCACAAAACTACAAGTAAACGGGACTGTAACCGCGACAGCCTTCTCTGGGCCTTTGACTGGCGATGTGACTGGCAATGTGACTGGCAATGCGACAAGTGCCGATTATGCAACACGCGCGGCACTTGGCCCAGTAAATGGTACATTTACGCAAGACCATACTGCAGATACTCCTAAAATTTATGTTGGTGGATTTGGCACTAATAAGGGATATGGAATTCAGTGTCAAAGGGCTGCAAATGAAAGCGCGTCCGCCTTGCATTTCACAAAAGAAAATGGAGTTGTTGTAGGTAGCATTGTTCTAGACACAGCTAACAGCACAAATTATAACACGACATCCGATTACCGTCTTAAAAAAGATTTTTATCCAATTTCAAGCGGCCTTTTAAAAGTCAATCTATTAAAACCAACAAACTTCAAGTGGATTGGCACTAATGCGCGAACAGATGGATTTATCGCTCATGAGGTGCAAGACGTTTTCCCAAATGCTGTTACTGGAGAGAAGGACGCTATTGACGAAAACGGCAATCCAATCTATCAGCAAATAGACCAGTCAAAGTTGATTCCAATCATGGTTGCCGCAATCCAAGAACTTTCACGAAAAGTTTACGAATTGGAAGCGCGATGAACCAGCATTTAGCTAAAGCAATAGCGACATATGAACAAGAATGTATCGACTTCCAACAACTTCTCACATGGCACTTGTGTCATGGTATTGTTGTTTGCGATATGGATTGTTTTGCTATTGGCTTTAGTGCGTTCAGTGGAAATCCGACTCAAGCAGTCCATGTTGATGATGGAGATACATTGTTTGTCACATTCTCCACTGGTGACATGCGCGGAGCATTATCCAAATACATTCAAAACTACGATTTTATCGCATTCCAGCGCAGCTTCAAAGGAAGCAATCGCGTAAGAGTCCACGACATGTACAAGTTTTATTCAAAGTTAAAAGAAAGTTAATCTCATGGGGAGTAAACCTAAATCAGTTAAAGCACCAAAATTTGACCCAGCTGGCGATTTGTCAAAAATGTTGTCAGCATACCAGCAGTCAATGCCGGGTATCTTGTCATTTGAGCAGCAATACCGACCAGAGTTTCAAGACCTCAATCTTCAAGATGTTTCCCAATTTGGACTTGGGATGCTTGGTCTTTCTCCTCAGTTTACTCAAGGGGCAGCAGAACAACTTGGTGCTGCGCGTGGGTCTGAGCTTGGTCAGATGACAGATCAGGCTGGAATGACCCGTGGACTTATGGAAGGTCTTTCTCCAGAGCAAGCAGCGCAAGTCACAAGCATGCAAGACCTGGCGAGTCAAGCGGCAGATGCTGAAGGGGCTTATGCTGGGCGCATGGGGGAGGCACTTGGGACATACGGGGTTCGCCCGCAGACCTTTGACCCAACCATCCAAGCCGCAGAACAAGACGCTTCGATGGCAAACCAGATGGCGCAAGAAGCCTATGCTCGTCGCGGCACACTCTCTGCACAGGAACAACGCTCGGCACAACAGACGGCACGAGAGGCCGCGCAATCGGCTGGAAGGTTAGGTGGTAATGCCGCAATTGCATCAGAGATCCAAAACCGTGAGTCAGCATTAGCTGGACGCAGGGCGCAAGCATCACAGGCTGGGCAACAAGCATTTGAGCAGCGTCAGAATCTCGCAAATCTTCGTCTTCAAGAGCAACAAGGTTTGTTTGGTCAACGACTTGCTGGCGCACAAGCTACAGCAGACATGCAACAAGCTGGACTTGGACAATTGCAGGATATTGAGAAAATGCGGATGGGCCTTCGAGGTTTAGCTGGAGACGAGGCGATGAGGGCATACCAAGCCGCTGGTGGGTTCTACACGCAACCGGGCCTTCAGCTCCTTGGTAGCCAACCTCTTTCTTACCAAGTTGGCAATCAGATGATGGGCCTTGGGCTTGACGCTATCGGTGCTGGTAAGCCACAACTCTTCGATGTTGGCTCTGCCCTTAACCTTGGTGCAGCTCAAAGGCAGAATATTGTGAATGCACAAGCGGCCAACGCGCAAGCACGGGCATCCTACTCATCTGGATTGTTTGGTGGACTTGGCGCACTCGGTGGGGGCTTGGCATCTGGAATTGGAGCAGCTGGTGGTATTGGAGCATTTATGGCATCTGACCGAAGGCTTAAAACGGACATTGAAAAAGTTGGAAAAACCGATGCTGGCTTACCAATCTACACCTATAAATACAAGGGTGACAATAAGACCCAAATGGGCGTTATGGCTCAAGATGTTGAAAAGAAGACACCCAAAGCAGTCAAGGAAGTTGGTGGGTTCAAAGCAGTAAATTACGCACTCGTTAAATAATATGCCATACGGACAAGGACAGATGCTAGGAGCGGGTGTAGACCCACGGATGTTTGTGCAGGATTACTCTGGCTTCACAAGGGCTGCGGAGATCCAAGCGCAGGGGATGCAGAACCTTGGTACTGCTATTGGTAATGTTGCTGGTCAAGTAGGCGACTACTTCAAACAGCAGGGGGAGAAGAAGAAGCTTGTCAAACAAAGCAGCCTTCAGATTGACGCTGCGCTCCAATTATTCCCAGACCTTGCCCCATCGCTTCAAAGCGTAAAAGAACGCATGCGTGACGAGAACATCCCACTTGCTGATCGTGCTGCCGAAGCTGAAGTTGTTGCGAACCTAATCAACACTGGAATCGGTGAGATGCGGGATAGGTCTAATCGTTCATTTGAACAAGAAAAGTTTGCCGCCGATCAAGCATATCGCCAAGCAAATCTTGAAATAGAGGCAACTAGAATTGGAGTTGGCCAACAAGCAGCCCAACAAGCCGCTGAATCTGCCACAGCTAAAAGATCATTGAAGAAGATTGTTGTATCGACTCCACTTGGTGAGGCTGAACTCGATGTTAGCGTTGACTCTCAAGGGAACCCATACGACATCCAAAGCGGAAAGCGTATTGGAGATCTTAAAAACTACGCAACTGGTGAAGGAACATGGGAATCCCCAGAGCAAAACATGCCTCCAACATCTCAAGTTGATTATAACCAGCTCCCATCTACTGGGAATTGGGGATTTACATCAAAAACACGCGACCAATTGCCAAAATCAACGGCTCAAGCTCGCCAAGTGTCACTTGATTTTAATGCGGCAGCCAGCAAGAATGCTAAAGGGATTGAAATTATTATCCCAAATGATGCTAGCAGGATTGAACGCATGGCTGCTGAAGATTATGTTCAGCAAACTCAAAAATACTTCGCTGATCGTGGAGTAGATGTTCCAGTTCGTGGTGTCCGCACGGCAAAAGAAAACGGACGCGGTACACCTGGACGGTTCCACACAGAACCATTTTTTGTGGGCGATACAGCGGCAAGAAAGGTAATGGAATCTGATCCAGATGGTTATGCACAAGTTCTCGCCAATACGCTTGGGAAAATCAATAATGTGACATTTATTGCTCCACATAAGACCAATGACCCAGGCGCGTCTGATGGCAAGTTTAATGAACGAGATTTTGCCAAGGGTTCTATTATTCCTGCTCTTGAGCGTTTGAGCCGAGGTGACCTTTCAAGGCAGGCAATGGGAACGCCAGAGCAACAAGCTGAAGTTTCCAGAATGATTGAACAAGGTTCTGAAATGGCTACATCTCAAGCGGTTCCAAGTGGAGCGATGGCTACTGAATCAGGCCTAAGTCAACAGCAGCCTCAGTTGCCGCAGCAAGTTCAACCAGTGGCCCAGCCAAGACTCGCTCGCGGGAGACTGCTTTCTGGCGGCGGCGATGAATATAGACCCTCGACGGCAGAAGAAGAAAAATTCTACGGAACCAAAGGTCAAGTAAGTAAAAAAACTGGTAAATTTAGTCCAATTACACCGCCTCCGGGAATGGTTATTAGGCAATCGCCGGGAGGTGGTATTGAATTTATTCAAGGTGCTGGAGCTGCGGATAGGTTTACAAAAGCTGCAGAAGAAGCTAAAAAACAAGCAGTTCAATCGGCTGATAGGAACATCCAAGATCTAATGGAAGCTAAAAGGCTTTATGCTTCTGTGATGCAGTCAAAGGGTGTTATACCAGCAGCAGCAAGAAAACTTGAGTCCATTACGCCAGGTACGGAACTCCATACAATCCAAGAAGGTCTTCTTAAGGACTTTAAAAACAGACTCGGGTTAGAACAATTGACGCAACTTCGAATGGCGTCTCCAACTGGAGCTGCTGTTGGAAACCCAACAAATGCCGAAGGGTTGCGTCTTGAGAGCGTGTTTGGTTCTCTAGACCCAACCTCAAGTCCAGCTATTTTTAACAGAAACATCAATAGGGCGATTGAATCATATCTTGATGTTATTCATGGCACGCCAGAACAAAGAGACAAGTTGATGGAGGAAGGCAAGATTACCGCGAAGCAAAACGCTGAAATTGAGGCGCAGTACCCATCATCCACGATGGACACAATGGGCATCGAACAACCGAGGCAAACAGGCGGTACTGGGAACCCTGCTATTGACGAAATCATCCAAAGGAATAACATCCAAATCAAGTAATGGAAGGTCAATTTAAAGTTGGTCAGTTTAAAGATGTGCTATCTTCTCTTCTTCAAAAGAGAACCGCACTAAATGGCGAGATCGAAGCTCTTAAATCATCAGATCCATATGGGGCTGAGTTAAGGCAAGAAGACCTCAAGGCACTAGATCAAGACATTATTTCTGTTGACGAGGCAATTGGGCAAGAAAAAGGGAAAGCGTTAAAAGCCATTGAGACTGGCGAATATAAATTCGTCGGGCCTACTGAGGGAGTTCCTCCAATGCCAGGTGAAATCAGAGAACCTGGGTTTAAGGCTCCTACCAATACTGAAAAGCTAAAATCAACATTGGCTGCCGCATTGGATGTTTCCCCAGATTCAATTGATTTGGATTCTGGACTTCCTAGTAGGGATCGGTTCAATATGTCATTTCTTCAAGATAAGTCAAAAGAAGACTATCTTGTTGGGAAATACAAGGATTCGGTTCAGACCGTAAATGTTGAGGGATCTCCAATGTTTCTTGTTAAGCGACCAGATGGGAAGCTAGTTGCTGCAGACGAACGAGGATTTAACCCTAAAGACCTGCTTGACATTGGAGGGGAAGTCTTACCTGCATTGGCTGGAATAACTGGCACAATTGCAGCGGCAAAGACCATGAGTCCATTTCTAGCTGCTGGTGCTGGTTCTGCCACTTCTCTTGCTGCTGGAACGGCTCAAGACCAATTTGTAAGAGCAGTTCTCGGTGTGGGGGAAAAACTTCCAGAAAGTCTACTCAGAAGAACTACTGAGGAGGCTACTGGTTTCCTCGTTGAAGGCGCACTTGGATTAGTTGCTAGTCCGTTTGTTAAGCGAATTGGGAAACCAGTAGAGAATAAGTATTACAAGTCACTACTTGACGCTGAAGAGAAATTTAATAAATCCCAATTCATGATAGATCGCGGCGACAAGGTTTTTGTGCCTACCGCCGCTACCCGTGGGGAGGCGAAACTCGTAGAACAACTTCAGATTGGTGAGAAGATACCAAGATCGTTGCTTGGAAGGCGAATCTCAAAAACACGGAATATCCTTCAAGAGTGGATGGATTCAAGAACGCGTCCAGCAGAAGCTAAGGAAAGGCTTTACAAGGCCGCGCAAGATAACCTTACTCAAAGCAACCAAGAACTTGTTGATGTCGTGTCGGCTTACGACAAAGACATCGCAAAGCAGCTCCGTGGGGATCTTGATGAGAAACTTTACGATTTGCAAGCGAACATGGGCAAGGACACCAGTGTTCAACTTGGAAATGACTTAACGAACATTCTGTCAAAAGCTGAGGAAATGACAGATAATGTTAAGAATGATATTTACAAAAACTTTTACGATGCTGCCGACCAAACTGGGACATTCCACGACCCCACCGATGTGGCTGGAATTATTAGAGAGTCACTGAAAAAAAGCTACCCATTGCGGAACTCTGCCCTTGAACAGCTTGCTGACCAAATTGAGTCAAGGGCAACAAACGGCGAGAAAGCTGATTTACTCAGACAAAAGGTTGCGGAAGGAAAGGTTGGCGAAGACAAGCTAGAAAGCACATTGAAGGAGATCTCCCAACTTGAGCTTAATTCTGGCCCGATTGACCCATTGAGTCTTGATAAGTACCTAAGACTGGTTCGGGATGCCGTCCCAGAGGGTGGTGCTGTTGGTCAAGCGACACCTAAACAAGTAGCCAGCCAAGCTGAAACAGCTTTGCAAAAATATAGGGACGAGTCTTATGCTCAAGCCGGGCTAAAGGGCTTGTGGGATGAAGCTACGGTTAAATACAAGGAAAGGCTTGGTTTTGAGACTGGATCTGTAGGGCAGATATTAAAAGAGGCATTTGGGGAGCAGAAGATGACCCCGAGCCAAGTTGCATCAAAAGCCATCTCAGATCCAACAATTGCAAGAAAAGTGATTCAAGCGGCATCTATTGCTGACCCAGCTCAAGCTGCGGCATTACGCAACAGAATGGCTAATGCTTACCTTGAGAAAGTTGGCTTTAATGGTCGGAATGGGATTGAGGTTGGTGGCCCAGTCAAATTCGACGAGGAAATGGTTACTGAGTTGTTTGGTTATAGCCCAAATACTGGGGAAAGAAACGAGCACTACGGCATTTCAATGGTTAAGAAGCTAAACGCACTAAATCAATCCCTTCAAAGAAATGGGGCTGATGCGTCAAAGTTGTCAATGCGTGATCTTGAGCCACTTCGTGCAACAATGTCGGAAAAGAGCTACAATGAAGCCGCCGACTTAATCGCAAAACGAGCAAAAGCCAAGGGCGATCTTGATGCTTTCACTAACAACAAGATAATTGATGTGGTGCTTAAAGGTCATAATGGAGTCTTGGAGAACGCTCGCCTGCCAGAAGCGATGTTCACAGCACCAAATGCTCATGTATCACAAATTATGGGCAAGCTCAATGATGCTGAGAAAAAGGAGATTAGAAACGATTTCGTTTCTTACTTGTTTGCTCGTTATCAGCCTAAGGGTGACATCACTAAATATGGTAACGATCTGTGGGATGCCAGAAAATTCCTTGGTGAAGTAACCAAGGGGAAAAACAAGGCGACAATTGAGAGAAACATTAGAACAGTTCTTGGTGATGATTTCTACGATGAGTTTAAAAACGCATCAATGGTTGCAACCTCAGTAAGAGAGGTTGGACCTATGGCAGATCAGGTGTCACCAAGGGGTGTTGTCTCTGGATCTGGAGCGCATGTTTACATGGCTGGCAAGCTATCTCATCCGATTAAGCACAGGATTGCATCATGGTTGTATGCTGGAGGTCAATTGATGCCATTCATCAGGAAGGCATATAGAAACGAGGTATCTCAAGAACAATACGCCAAAAATCTTACTGCCGCTATAACTGCATCTAGCGCGACAAGCCGTGGTATTGGTGCTTTGTTTGGAACTGGCCGGAATGACCCAGCATTCATGGATTACATTGTCGAAAACCTCGGCGTTCTTCCGCAGGATGATGAAGATTTCCGCGAGAAGTACGGAACCAAACGCGAATCAATTTCCGGCAAGGATTATGAAATCAAAAAGTAAAAAGCAAGTCCGCTACCTGCTCAGTAAGGTTTCTCCGCTTTCCTCGACGCAACAGAATAAGCTCAAAAAAGAGTTGCACTCTGGGGCCGTTAAGGTTAAAAACGGCAAGAAGACCAAATGAGCGACGAAGACCTATCAGCGATTGATAGTAAAGAGGCGATGAAAGAGTTCTTCCTTGAGGTCAAGGAAAGGGCTAAGCAATTCCCTCGGAACACTATCGAGAACTACAACCCGAATGTGGCGGCACAGATCCTCTGGATGCTGGCGCAGGGTGGGCGTATCAATGCTATTGCCAAGAAATGCAGGGTGACGCATGAGACTGTCCGTGCGCTGGAGTGGAGGCATAACGATACGCTGGAGTCAAAGCGTAAGGAATTCTCTAAACGCTACGCCATTGCTGCGGCTGAGTACACCGACCTTTTGTTCGAGAAAGCCGAACAACTGAGCCGTGACCCAGACCAGCTCAAGGCAATCTCCCCAGACCGATTGGCGTTGACTATTGGCAT